GTATTCTATCAAATCTTCCATATGTAAATCGGGGAGCTCCTTTTTAAGCTTTTCAAAAATCATACATAGTGTTTCTACATTGGGCTGTTTCTTTTGATTTTCCCACTGATTAATAGAAAATCTTGAAACACCTAGAAACTCTGCAAAATCCTTTTGAAATTTATATCCCATCTTTAGCCTTAGCTCCAGGAGTTTATTTCTTACACCCATTTATATAGCACCTCTGGACAAGTAATTCGACGTAAATTAAATATTCCCTGCTGCTTTTTTATGAAATCTGCTACAAGATACAAAAGTGTTGCACTAAAAAGCCTTCTCCTAAAGGTTGCACCACATTTACAGGTTTGAAATTGTAGTCAAAGCCAGACATAAACTGGAATTGAACGTATCTTCAACCTATAAATATGGGAACTTGTAAATAAAATCCTCGAAAATTTATACCTGAAATTGTAAATCTTGAGGGTATTTAATTTATATGTAAGGTCATTTTGTACAAACCCCCTAATATATTGTACAAAAACGCCCCCCAGCCTAGGCTGTACAAAATCCATAGGTTGCAAATAACCTTCTAGGCAAGCTCCACATGGATTTGACGCTCTTTCGGACCTGTGGATTGCTGTACATATGGACAAAATGGTGGAAAATCCACACTTTTTGGAGCATTTTTCGGGCCTTTTTGTCTATAGGTATTGTGAATATTTTATCAATATGTGGTAAAAAATATGGCTCCCGAAGGAGCCTGTGAAAATAAAAAACCCCCGGCATTAACCGGGGGTATATCAGTGCAGCAGAACGAGGTTAATATATCTTATGCTCTTTATCCATATGTAGTTCCACTGGAATAAAGATACAAAGTATTGGCAATACTAACATCACTGGGGCATGACCGGAAAAATAGCCCCATAAAAACAAAAAAGGCCAGGTTGCTACGCCTGGCCCGTTTGTTTCTGTATAATATTTAGTTGTCTCACCGCTGCCTCAATCAAAACATCCAGTTCTTCTTTGCTAATTTTGAATTTGCTCAAAATATACTCTTCCACGAACTTCTTCCTCTTCTCACCTGTTGGGTCATTTTTCTTTAGCAATTGCTCTGCTGCCCAAACTGCTTCTTTCACTGCTTTTTCAAGGTTGTGCTTCTTGAGCAACCGATAAACCAGTGGAACAACAATCAGAATGGCTAACCTAATCAAAAATTCAGCCACCAATAAAGCTATTTCTCTATTCATCGCTTTACCTCCGTCCCAAATTTTTGTTCATCCCAAATAACTTTCATGCCTGCGGTTTCTGCAAAATTGCGCAATTCTACATATGTTTTCCCACCTATGATATAGCCACCAAGTTCTTTGCCTTCAAAATATACTTTCGTTTCTAAAACGCCCTCAAGATTGACTTTTTGGGGCTGTTTTTTGATGCCCAAATACTCAAATATCCCGTTTGCAATTCCCTCGGCTATTTTGGTCAAATTTGAAGGTGTTTTCAGAATGTTTGCATCTGACGCATTGTCTATAAAGCCGCATTCAACCAGCACAGGCAAGCCTTTTGCATTTCTGAGCATGTAGAGATAGTCAGCATTGTTGGCAGAATTAGCTTTTGTTTTAAGACCTCTATCTTTGAACGATACTAGTTTGAGTATATTGTCTTGTATTGCTTGCCCTAATTTTTTCGACTCTGCCGGTCGGTTGTAAAGCGATACCCATGTTTCCAGGCCCTGGCCACCGCCAGCATTTACGTGAACACTGATACTCAAATCACACTTCGGCGTTCTAGCCGGCGATAAATCTACAAAAGTATCCGCAGTCCTAGTCATAATTACGTTCAGTTTCTGGGCCCGCAAAAGCTCTGCGACCTTGAGACTGATTGCAAGAGTAAGGTCTTTCTCTTTTAGCCCATTTCCGACAGCTCCTGGATCCTTACCACCATGGCCAGGGTCAATCACTATTGTGGTCAACGTCATTCCTCCTTTCGTCATCTATTTCTTTCCGTTTGATTGCCGCCAATGCCCATAGCTCACCTGTCGTAAATGCAAACCAAGCGGTAATAAGTGTTGATGGCTCATTTCCTACTTTGAGGAACGTATACAGTACAGTAATAGTGAAAAAAACATTCAACACTATTACTGTAGCTACTATCCATTTAGAAAATCTCACAATATCACCTCGGCAATGATTGAATATACCACAATATAAAACCCACACCTGTAGTAATGATGCTAATGACGAGTGCTTTAATCCAGCCAGTCAAACTGTCAATTTTCTCTGCTAAGTTTTCAAAGCGGATCATGAGCTCCGCATCAGTCTTCTCTAAAGCCACAATACGTCGCTCATGATCTTTAACCATTTCAGTAAGCTCCTTATGCATTTCACATATCGCCATGTTGCACCTCCAAAACAAAAGCCCCAGGTTTCCCTGAGGCTGTATTTGCTTATTGAACAAGATATTTTTTGTATTGGTCTTTTTTACGCTCATCTGAAATTTGAGCATATATTTGAGTTGTTCCTGGGTTTGAGTGGCCAAGAAGAGCCTGAACTGCTGTTATATCTGCTCCATTATTCAAAGTAAGTGTGGCAAAGGTATGCCGTAAAACATGTGGATGAACACTTTTCTTTATTCCTGCCTGTTTTGCTATTTGGGCAATCTCTCTTTGAATACCACGTCTTGAAAGTCTTCGATAAGGTCGTCTTTCTGTAACAAATAAAGCAGGTTCATTGTCTAATCTAGTCATAAGATATTTTTTAAGATGATATACTGCTTTGACCGAAAAATATACTTCTCTTTCTTTATTCCCTTTACCGATTACCCTAGCAGATGCAGATTGCCAATCGATATCATCTTTGTTAAGAGCCTGAATTTCCGCCAACCTACCACCAGTAGCATATAACACCTCAAGCAATGCCCTTTGCCTGTATGTATTGCATGCTTCTCGCATCATCTCAAGTTCTTCAATGGTAAGGGATTTTGGTATGCGTTGTTCCTTCTTTGGTGGTTTTATTTTTGTAGTAGGATCTCGCTGTATTATCTCTTCTGCTGTAAGCCAACCGAAAAAGCTCTTTAAGACTGATAGTTTTTTGGAAATTGAGCTCGTTTTAAGATGCGTAAATTCTCCCAGGAATATCCGAATATCCGTAGTAGTAATTTCAGAAATCGGTTTTTTGACTTTGTCTGCAAAAATTCGTAGCTCTAATTCGTAGTTTTCCAAGGTTAGCTGGCTAAGGCCTTCCAGCTTTTTTGCAGACAGAAATAGTCGGACCTTTTCGCTAATGTCAGGATGAGCCCCTGGTAGTTGCGCAGGTCGAATATCATATAATGACAAAATACCTGCTAAACGCATACGTAATTGGATCTGGTCAATAGTTGGTGATAATGAAAAAACCTCCGATGAGATTTGGGTAAGCAAAAGCTCCCCAGCTGACTGAGTATTAGACATGATATGAACACCCCCTGGAGAAAGTGTTTTTTGCCCTGGAGAATGACAAAAGCAGGCAAGCGCCTCCAGGAACGCTTTTCGTCTGGTTGATCAGACCAGACTAGCCTGCTTATATTTTACCATATCATGTCTAATTTATCGAGTCAATGGGCGAACTTTAGTTTGCAAATTTAAAATTTATTTTTATGTCACATTTTATGTCTAATGCTCATCTTCAATAGTTGGTGTATCTCCCCACACTACAAATATAGCTGACCGGTATGGCTCCGGCACTTCTTCCTGAACCTGCTGTCTCCCTCTTTCGCTGTTAACATATGCACGCCGCCAAGGCTGACCAACGGGGTATTCCTCTCCGTTATCGACTATGTATTTTTGTTTTTTGATGCTGACGCTATTTTCAGTCAGCATATCAAGAGTAATTTTTTCAATCATATTATTCCCTCCTTTAAAGTTCTATTAAGCCAGAACCTTGAATGTGAGTTGTGTCAGTTATGCTTGATACTAACAGGGATTCATAACTATCAGAATCTTGCTTATACAATGGTATAACATTATTAACTGTTCTAGCAGATACTATGCCGCTTGTGATATTTATATCGTTATAGAAACTAATACCGACGTTAAACCGATTTTTGCTATAAAAAGGAAGGCCTTTTATCTCAGCTTTATTTAACATATCAGGTGACTTTGCACTTAGCTTAATTTCAAAAGTAAAAAATACTATACTACCTATTCTCAAATATGTCCCGTTTTGTATCTCATACGTATTACCATCATCGCCTGCCTCGTAACCTCGAAGTTGAGGTGTCCATACTCCACTCTCTACTACAAGCCCATGAACACCGCCTGCTTGTGTCACATCTTCGGCCAAATGTGACGCAAGTTCGTCATCTATTTGCTTAACTGTTTTTGTATTTCCTTCGCCTGCAAGGGCATTCACCCGCTGATCCGCATATTGTTTAGCAGCATTTTCGGCAGCATTTGCCTTTGCTTGCGCCCCCTGTGGAGTTTCTTTTGTTGCTTCTAAGTCCTCGATGTTCTCTTTGAGGGCGTTATAATCATACTCGGTGAAATTCCTGGCTATAACGGTTCCGGCTGGCCAGGATTTTGCCACACCCTGGAAGCCTCGCTCAACCGTTATGGCATTATCATTTATCTCAAGCACCTTGACCGTTTCGGCATTTGTGCCGGTACCAAGTGTCATGAGATTGGGCGGTTCTGGTACCCTGGCAGGGTCTAAAACATATATTATAGTGTCACTTTCATTGATGTTGTTTGTTATTGTCGTCTCTGGGCTATTTATCATGCCTGGATACATTTCTTTTAGTGCCACGTGCTATCATCTCCTCTCTGTATTTCTAAGTCTGTATTTTTTTTGCTAAATTTGGTAAACTACCCTCAGGAGGTGTTCTAAAAAAATGAAAAAATTTGGACAAGGTATGATTGTAGGCTTTTTGTTGGCCACATTGCTGATTTCCGGCATCGCCTGGGCAAGCAACCCTATTAAATTAATCGTTAATGGGCAGGAGATTAAAACGGATGTCGCTCCTCAAATGATAAACAGCCGGGTTTTTGTTCCTGTTCGGTTTGTAGCTGAGGCATTGGGAGCTCAAGTTGAATGGGATCCAGAGAATTGGGCCGTAATTATTACGTCAACTCTCTCAACTCCTAACAATACTCAAAATGTTGACTTGATTGCTACTGATTGGGTTGCTCTACGAGACATAGCAAGTACTGCTAATGTCATAGTAACTGACAAAGTATATATCGAAAAAAATGATGTAAAAATTGTTTTAGATCCCCACGACTATACATTCACAGTCATCAAAGCTGGTTCAGTAGTTGATTCAGGGCAGGCTAAACTAGAAAATGATACCACCTATCTTCCGCTCCCAATATTACAAAAATACGGATTAAGATAAATGTTCAAGTTCTATTTGAGCAATTTCTTTTAATTTTGTAAGCTCCTCTATCTGCTGTTCATAGTTTTGAAGCGCCAGTTCAAGCTGGCGCTTTCTTTGTTTAACTTGTTCAGGATTTAGTTTGATTGTATATGTCAATTCCACTGTCCCATCTTGATGCCTTTTTGATTTATATCTATTCCTCAATAATTTCCACCTCCCCTTGATTGAACAAACAGTTGCGTAACTATGCTAGCAGTTATTCTCCCAAGTGTGTTCGGAGTAATAGTCACTTCATGCCAACCTCTTTTTACTCTACCTCCCCCATCTTTAGCAAGATAAGGAATGATGTTAACATCAGTTTCATTAGTTCCAAGATTGGGTATAGCATTACCATCAACTTTTACAGTTAATTCTGTTGGTATTGGTCCCTCATATATTCCGTATTCTATTTCATGTACGTGCTCTGGCAAAACAATGCTATGCCTATGATTAGGTATATTAACTCGATGTGAATGGTCTGGTATCTCTACATCATGTTTATGACTCGGTATTATAAATCTATGAGAATGATCCGGTATTATAAAAGAATGCTTGTGATTGACTGAATACATGCTATGATTATGGCTCCCACTTTCAACAAACATCACTGTTCCTCCGTCAGCTTTAGATAACACTGTGCCATTAGGTATGCCATGATTATGTTGGCCGGAAGAGTTCATAAAATCAGGCAATAAAAATTGTGCTGGCGATAAACTCCATGCCCCTGTTTCGCTTATCTCAACTCTCCCCCCACCACTTTCAGTGGATCTAGAATCATAACCACCACTAGCAGTAGTAGCTTGGGTATATCCTCCATCTTCTGTAGTATCCGAAAATCCTCCACCTTCAGATGTAGTGTCAGTTAAAGCTCCACCACCTGCAATAGCTTTGCTATACGCTCTGAAGGCTGATACTTCATAGCTCAGCAACATTTTGTTTATACGCACTGTTTCCTCAGGTACATAAAATTTCAACACTGCTGGGTAGTTAGGATCACAATTGTCCATAAAATGATAACTATCCAGGTTCGTGGCTCCCTGGGCATACACCTCGTTAATACGTGTCCTGTCCTGCAGTTCTGAAATGCTACCCGCTATATCCCTACTCTTATTTGCAATTTCAATTTCAATATCTCCTGGATTGCCGGTTACATCTGACTTCGATACTTTTACAATTGGCAAATCCTCTATGATATTGTCTTCCTTGTCTATGATTCGAACAATATCGCCAGGGAAAAACCTTTCATATTTGTTTGGATCTCTTCTGTGCAAATCTACAGCTTTAACAGAGTATGACTTATACGGATTCTTGAGCTCATTGAGCAATGCCTGGCCATAGGCCTTTAGTGTTTCAGGATTTTCAAATCTTCTATCTACAAGAATACTTGACTTTATGCCCCAAGTTGTTGCTTCACCATTAGCCTGTAAATATGGCAATCCATTGTTTACGCTTTCAATTCCAAGCTGATTGTCACCTTCACCGTAGCCTAGACAATAAAGTCTTGTCACAATAGAAGTAGGGTCAACTTCTTTCTGGATTTCCACCATATTCTTTTTGTAAACTATGTCAGCTTTGAACTTAGCCGGCAATTTCTTCAAGTGTAGTCTCCATACGCTGCCTGTTGTATCAAATTCCCATCTATATTTCTCATCAAAAGGTTTTGGCACCGAAAATAAGGCTGCCAAAAGGTTTTCATTTTCCCATTTGTATTCAAACTGTCTTTCAAACTCACATATTCCCAGCTGCCACCTGGGGGTAAGCTGATGGTCAAGGATGTATCTGATTACTTGAGCCGTCCTAATGCCTAATCCACCTATCTGATGGTATCTAAAAAGCACGTCATCTAGCAGAGTTGCCAAGACGTGCTCACATTGATATACAATATCGCCTTTAGTGTTCCGGGTCAGCCTTGAGGGCATAATCCGAAATAGTTCTATTCGTTCTTTGCCGTCAAAAATCTCTACGTAATTAAACGGTTGGCAATAAATATTCTTGGGGTCATCAGCTGGCAATGTGAAAGTAGCATACCAAAGTTCATTCAAGGTGAGCTCATACCCAATGTCATAGGCATTTTGTAGGTAAGCAAGCTTTTTCATATTTCGGTCATAAACCCGGATTATGTTCTCCACTACAACCACCTATCCTTCCAGATGATATCAAAACTAATGTTTCTGGTGCCACTTTCGTCATTGTATTCAATGATATTCTCGCCATTTAGCAAGGTTATGAACTCACTATCTGCTGCAAAAAATTCCATGGCGTTTTCTCCATTCAGAGTAACCGTCATATCGCCAGTATTAATTACTAGCTCGTCGCCAGGTCTAAGCACCAAGCCTTCAAAGTGCATTACCCGTTCGCCTGATATTTGATGAATGGCTTGTGATTGTATCACCAGGGTTGCCTCGCCAGCTTCAACAATAAACACTTTTGTTCCATCAGCGATATTGTCCATAACTAATGCAGAAGAAGCGATAGCAGCATACTTAACTATTGTCCCGTCAGCAACGCTGCCCAGTTTCAAACCAGTTTGTCCACTCGCACTTATGGTCCGTTCTGCATTTACCGGAATAGTACCAAGTTTTAAAATCGCTATACCGCTATTACCTGAAATGGTCGAGCTGGGAATATTATACTTTCCACGGTTAAAGGGCTGCCTATTAAACATAGGACCACCCCTATTCCATGCTTACTTGCAAGTTACCCACTTCGATAGTGAAACGATTCCCAGTTTGCACGTTTTCAACCCTGCTGAATGACCCTCTACAAAGTAAGTTACCCCCAGTTTGGGCAGTTCTTATGCCCCAGTGTGAAATCTGCCCCCAATCGCTTTGAGCAATTGGAAACTCTATCTTTTGATTATTTGAAATTACTGCCTTGTCTCCAACTTGTGTGGGAGCACCGAATGTTATTTGTTGCCTTTGATATCCTGCTCCTGATACTTCAGTTCCTGTGTCAGCATCGGTAGGGTCGTTCAAATATAGTGCCAAATATAATGCGGTGGGTTGCGCCACCGCTTGATTGCGGAAAAAGTAGTTCAAAATAGCTTCTTCAAGCCAATTGCTTGCACTTGCCAATTATATCGCCACCTTTCTAGTAATAGTAATCCCTTCGATATTTGTATTGCCGATATTTTTTATCGTTATAATACAGGGCGTTTCCGATGTTCCTTCTACATTTGCCAGTATGTCGTAAGGTCTTGTCGTGATACTCGGCACATTAACCTGCCTATATTCAAGGCTTTCAGCAAAGGGCTGGCATTCAAATGTTACTTCCAAAAGACCTGCTGGTATCAAGTCTATCTGCTCTATTCCAACATAATTGTAGACGGCAGCATCATATGCCTTGTCAGGTTCATCATCGAATATTAGATAGCCCTTTCCGCTCAACCAACTTGCTATTTCCCTGGCTTTCTTTCTGAGTGCTCTCCAGTCTGCATTTTGCAATAGGCCTATCCTCACCTGAATTGGTCGCTTCTCATAGGTGTTTAGGCCAAAATCAATAGTTCCGTGTCTACCAGGAATTGTAAATTCGTTTTTGCGGAGTTCGGGAATTAATGACCTGTCAATGCTCCTTACCCCGATTCCAAAGGTAGAGGAATGAATATTGCGGAAGGTAAACCCTATCATGCTGGAGCTAACCCCCTTCCCCTAGCAGATTGTTGCTGTAATTTATACAATTCTTGAGCAACTTTCTTGATGTCGTTTTCTTCTCGTATTACAGCATGTACCACAAAGCTATTGGTGGTGTTGAATGTAGAAGAAGTGTAGTTTTGCGACATATTAGGTATCATAGCATTCAATGTGCTTTGTAGTTGAGGCATGGCCTTTTTCATACCGTCCATGAATCCTTCAATCATGTTGTAGCCCCAATCCTCGATAAAACGTCCTTCTCCTTTTTTAGTTGGAGAACTAAACCCTAAGTAATCCTTGACAGTTCCAACTACGCTTGATACCGCATCTCTCACTCTGCCTATCATCGATTTTATTCCGTCTATAAAGCTGCTTATTAATCCCCTTCCCCAATCTACGGCACTTCTTATCATTCCTGTAAAGAAGTTAGTAATATTGTTTTTGAGGGTATTAAATACGGTCGATAGCAAGTTCCATGCTCCGGCTACTATGTTCCGTATAGCCTGCCACATTCCGCTCCAGATGTTTTTGAGACCCTCAGTAAATCTAGTCCAGTCTCCTGTGATAAGGCCAATAAAGGCTTGTATGATGCCTTTTATCACTTTTATAACTCCATCGATGATTTCTTTTATGTTTTCCCAGACCTGCCTTATGCCTTCCCTGAAATCTTCATTGGTTTTCCAAAGCGTCACTATTACGGCAGTGATAGCCACTATTGCTGCTATAGCTATACCGATAGGACCAGTTATCGCTGCTATAGCTGCAGATAATCCTCCTGTAGCACCAGTGGCGCCTGTCAGTCCTGTTGTCAAAGGGCCTATTAATTTTATTATTGATGATAAGCCAAGAGACATTTGCCCTAACACTATCAGCAATGGGCCT